TGGGATGATGACCAACCGCCTTAATATAGCAGCGGAATCCCTGCCTTTGCCCATTCTTGGAATGTTGTTTGCAGAAAAGAACAGCTTGGTGTATGGTTCAAATTCAAACTTCGGTTGACCCTTCTGTTCAGCATCTATTGTTTCACCAGTGACTATCTTCTTGAAGATTGAAGCATCCATGATGAATTCATCTGATATGTCATCACCTATATTGGCAAGCTTACCGAACAACATCACTGTGCTGAACCTGTCACCAAGTTTTTTCAAGTCCAGGGATGAAATGTTCTGCTTTCCAAGCATGTGTTTCAGCATGTTCAAGTAAGTTGATTTTCCATTACTTCCTGTACCAGTAAGAATGAAGGCTTTGCCCAGTTCATTCCTTCTGAACAAACAGAACCCTGCTGCTTCTTCAAGTAATGCCCTGATGTTCGGGTCATCACATGCAATCTTGTCAAGGGTCTTGTCTGTGATTTCAGAATAAGCATGTGGGTTGTAATCCCATTCAATCCTGTTGGTTATTACCGTATTTGGTGAGAATGGGGAAAAGCTGCCATCCTTTATGTCCAGGATTCCATTTCTGAAAGCAATCATATTTGCAGGGGAAGCAGGGGTGTTGTCACGAATCATAATGTCAAGGTATGAAAGCACTTCGGTTCTTTTTGCTCTGTTAAGCTGTGGAATGTGCTTAATCATTTCTGCTTCAATCTCTGCAAGACCGCTGATATAAATTCCATCCCTGTACAAGTGAAGCTGATTGTTTATCCTGATGATATGGTTGTTGTTCTTTATGTAGGTTGCAAACTTATCAAACAGGAAGGTTGTGCCTTTGAAGAACACTGGTTTCTGAAAAGCATCATCACGCAGCACCACTTCAAGTTCATCATCTGACAGCGGAACTTTCAGAATGTATTTGTTTATAAGCCTGATGCATTCCCTGGATTCTTCCACACTGAAATCATTGCTTTGTAATGTCAGTATGTAATTGAACAAGGACTGGTTTCTTCCGTCACCTGGTTCAAGGTTCAGGAATTCCATTGTTGTTTTCACAGGCAGCAGCCACTTTGGAAGGTCTTGTGCTTCTTCATTGTCAGCCTGGTCATAAAGGATGGTTCTTTCTTTTCCATTGAACTTCAATATGGAATATGAATTCCTTTTACCAAGCTTAATGTCAGCAGTCAGACCGATTGCCAAATTTGCATGTGTCCTGCATGTGTCAACGGTTGTATTCTTAAACAGGAAGTGTTTCCCCCTGGTTGTTTGATATACCCTGCACTTCAACTGGTTGTCTTTGACTATTTTGAACAGCTTTTCACTTTGTTCAAAGTCATCAATGTCAATCAGAATGGTGTCAGTGTCCAAAATACCTGCAAATTCAGGAAGTGACTTCACTTGTCGGTATGTTTTGAAATCAGTTCTGTTTTTGAACTTCTCAATGCATTTCTTATCTTTGGTTTCAACATATCCTTTGAAAAACAAGCTTCATCACTTCCTTTCTGTATATAATCTTTTTCATCACACCACCCCAAAATCAGCAAGCCTTTTCTTTGCAAACTTGATATACCAAAGCTTGTCAAGTTTTTCAGGTGCTGCCTTTCCGTTTACTTCATCATTGTATATGAAGCAGTGTTCAGGTGAATTTGATATTTTTTCAGGCTTGCCTGTCCGAACACTGATCTTGAATACTCCTGCATCAGAAGGTGCTTTGGATGCAAAGACCCTGATACACTTTTCCTTCAAGATTTTATTTCCATGAACAATGTGCTTGTACTTATTTGAAATCTTTGTTACCATTTGAAATTCTTTCAGGTCATTGCAGGGAAGGATGGTATCTTCAACAGATATTCCATGCACCATGTAGTTGATAAGTGCCTTGTTGATAATCGGAAGGTCATAGTCCAAATCGGAAAGCTTTTTCACATAACCGCCTTTGGATTTGATTTTTCCATTGTCATCAATCAGGATGTAGTTGTTCACATCCTTTTGGAACACTTTGCTGAACAGTTCAAATTCCATCTTCATTCCTGTTGCACATTCCCATTCATAAACAACATCATCCAGGATGTCATAATCATCAATGCTTTTCAGCTTTAACAAAATACCATCTGTGTTGCTCTGAACAAGCTGTGCATGGGGTTCAACCATTTCAATCAGCATCAGCAGCATAAGCTGACCATTCACACAAACTGCATTATTCATCAATGGGTCATACAATTTGCTGTTCTTGTCTTTAAGCTGTCCACTCATACTGTTATCTGCAATCTTAAAAGGTGACCTTGCTTTTTTGTTTCCTTCGGCTTTATATCGCAGGTTTTCTTTGTGTATCAATTCAAAGTTTTCAGGCTTTGACATGTTCCTGTACCCATACTTGTATTGAATCTGAATGGAAGGGTAGCAAGCTATCACATCCATAGTCAACAGCACACCCGATTCAGTGTTTTGCTTCTTTGCACCATGGATGCCACCCCAGGCAAAGGTATGTGGTACACCTGCAATTATAGTTTCCAATGACTTATCATAGCTGTGGTTTTCAGGGTTCTTGTACCAGTCAAGCACATATTTGTATTTGTTCAGCTTCAAGCATGGAACAATGGGGAATTCAAATTCATTGTCATCAAACCTTTTACCCATGCCACCGCATATTTCACACACCAACTGTGCCTTTGTCTTGCTGAATGATGAAATAGGAAGATTGAACAGCTTTATCAGTTCCCTGGAAGCATCAAATTCTTCACTTCTTTGCAGGAACACTTCAATTGTCTGTTCCACATCATGTCTGCAATACTTAACTGTTTCATCAAGTTCTTCTTGTGTCAGCTTCCTGTCAATGTCAAACGGAACTGAACTTTCCTTGATGTTGTTGCCCATGAACCCTTCAAATGACTTCAAACCCCTGTCTGTACCAAGCATCACATCATAGTTGATAAGTGGTACATTCCGCATGACAGAAGAATATTTCCAACCAGGGTTTCCTGCCACAATAATGAAATCATTGATTTTCTTTGGGTCAAATCCGCAAAGGATACCTTTCAGGATGTACTGGTCATAATGCCTTGAATTGAAACCAACCCAAATGTCATCTATGTGCTGTTTATAAACTCTTTCAAGTTCATCAGGATTGTTGATGATAACATGTTCACACCTGTTTGTCACATCATTGATGACAACCAACCAATCCTGACTGAACACTTCAAAGTCATAAAATAGCATCTTCATCACATCCTTTCAGTAAAGTAGAAGGGGGAAGGGGTTTCCTTCCCCCCAAAATCAATGATTATTCAACCTCAAACACATCTGTGATTTCGTATGTACCAAAGCCTTTTTTGCCTTCGCCATACTCCAAACCGAATTCAAGCTTGCCATCAATTGCTTCATGTACATCCATCAGAAGCTGTGCATACTGTCTGTATGTCTTGAACTCAATGTCAAGACCTGTGTCCATGGAACGCAGCAGTTCATTGACCTTGTGGATGCAGAAAGCCTGTGTGATAACCTGGTTGTAGAAAATCAAGCTGCCCTTGTGTTCACCGTTCAGAACCTTGAACCAAATTGTAACCATGGGGTCATGTGCCTTGGATTCAGTCAGTTCCATCTTGGTGACTGATACTTCATAGCTGCCGAATGGAACAGGGGTGAAGTTTCCACCGCTTTCTTTCTGTTCCTGAACCTCTTTTGCCAATTCCTCTGTGTTGTATGCCTTGTCAAACTTATCCCAAATATTCTGATTTGCCATAGTAATTCACCTTATCCTTTCAAATTTAATTATTTGTTGTTTCTTAATCTCACTGGAAGAACCAGTGCTTGCTTGTCTGTGCTGCTTTTTATGATGATTCCTTCTGTTTCACCGTAGAAATCAATTTCAACAGCAGTGTCACAATTGAACCCATCAAGTGCATCCTTCAAAAGCTTTGGGTCAAAGCCAATTCTGAACTTTGGTTCATCTTCTCTGAAAAACTTTCTCACATCAGGGAAGTCACCTTCAAACTTCTTGACCACCTGTTTTTCAGTAAGGAAGTCAAACATGATTTCTGATTCTGAATCAGTAATGATGACATATGTTCCTTTTGGCAGCTTGATGACTGGAATCAACATTGTTCCTTCATCACCTTCATATGGAACAGATATTTTCATTACCTTGTATCCATCAAGTGCTATCGCCTTGCAAATACCATTTGTGCAAGTAAGCTGAACAGCTTTGAACAATGGTCTTGTATTGTCTTTGCATACATAAGTTTTGCAAGCTTTGAAAATCTCTTGCAGATTAGAAACTGACATTGTGACTTTCAAATTATTCACCCCTTCCTTTCCTGGTCTTTGTAACAGGCTTTGGTTCAGAAGGTTCTTCTTTGGGTTCTTCCTTCGGTTCTTCTGCTTTTTCAGGTTCAGCAGCAGGTTCTTCCTTGGTGTCAGCTTCACTTGTTTCTTCCTTCGGTGCTTCGGGTTCAGGGGTCTTTTCTTTTTTCTGTCTGCCTTTTCTTTCAGTGGAAGCGGAAGCAGCAGGTGCTTCACCGTTCATGACTGCAACTGCATTCTTGTTTGCTTCATCATATACTTCCAGGAATGCTTCATAATCAAGGGGGATTTCATTTGTGCTGACCGTCAATCTGCCACCGCCAAAGATTACTTCATTGGTCTTGAAGGAAAGGGTTCTGACATCACCATCAGCAATTACCCTTGCAACAATGTCAACCATACCTGCAACCTTGTTTGCGATCTTTTCACGCAGATTCGGCTTGATTGCAGTGATTTTGTCACCGCCCTTTTTGGTAATGTCCTTTGAAGTATCTTCATGGGAAATCAGAATGATGTTTTCATAGTCCAGGTTCATCAGCTTCTTCAAGGTTGACAGGAATTCAGTCTGAACCTTATCCCATGCCCTGAAACTGTCATCAGATTCATGGGTGATGCCCATTTGGTCATACATGTACAGTCTGCAATGTTCATAACAATCTTCAAGCAGGTCAACAATGATGGTTTTGAAATCATTGTCCTTCTTTTCCAGTTCTTCAATGACTTCCTTGAATACATCCCAGGCGAATGTTCTTTTCGGTGACATCCTTCCATTCGGTTCAACCTTGTCCTTGATTGCAATGAACGGTGCATCAACAAACTTGATGTTTCCATCAGTGTTCAACATCAGGGGGTCAGGGAACTTGTTTGCAAATGTGGTCTTTCCGCTGAACGGTGAACCATACATCCAAATGACTTTCTTTTCAATCTTCGCAATGTTTCTTCTTTCTTTGCTTGGTAATAACATGTAATCAATTCCTTTCTCACAATAATTTTGATATTCGCAGTAGTTACATAAGTAACCAGGGTTCTTATTGAAGTCTGTTGCTTCAATGGTGTGCTTTGTGTTCAGTAAGAAGTTGATGACCTTGTTCGGGTCATATTCAATCTGAACCAGTTCGGGTTCAACACCCTTCAATTCATCAAGAATTCTTTTCCTGAACTCTGACAAATCTTCGGTTTTCTTCTGCTTGATATTGACCTTCGGAACAAACAAGAAGAAAAGGTTTCTGATGTACTTGCCAGGGTTGCACTTTTCAAAGAAATATTTGTACAGGTGCAACTGGTCTGACTGCTTGTAATTGCTGATATTATTGGAATACTTGAAGTCATAGATGTCATACTGATTTGGAACTTCCGATTCATGAAACATGGTCACTGGTGCAAGAAGGTCAATATAACCAATGAAATCTTCCGTTGAAATCTTAACTTCAAAATTCCCTTTTGGAATCAGCTTTGCTGCCCTTGGTATCAAGTTTTCAAGCTTCATTGCTTCATTTATGTGGTCATCTGTGATAATCGGATATGACATGAAGTATTCATCCAGTGCCTTTGTCACATCCTTTTCCAACCCTGTGTGAAGTGCTGTGCCAATAATAAGTGGACTGTCAGCATTTTCAGGCGGTAAGGTCAGTATTTTGTCACGATAACGCAGCTTGTACTTGAATGGGCATTTTTCAAAGCATTCAATCCTTGAATGTGAACATTGCATTTTTTCACCCCTTTCACTATGTTTTGAAATTGTTCAAATCCTTTCGGATACAGAACCAAACCGATTCCATTTGACCCATTGATTGCTGCTGTGTTTTTAAGCTGCAAGTCAGATGGTGTGCCTGAATCACCTTTCAGTTCAGCACTTATGAAGAAACCGTTCACGCAAATCAACAGGTCAGGAATACCGCTTTTCTGATAACCGCCACCCCATGTTTTCAAGTACCATCCGCATTCAGGAACTTTTTTCTTGTCCTGTGCTGTTCCTGCTGAATAGATACCTTCTGATTCAAGCCATCTTTTGACCTTGTTTTCAAACTGCTTTTCTGCTGCCAATGTTCACCCTTCCTTTCAAAAGTGGTGCAAG